TATGCTGCCATTATTTAACTAATTAGAATCTATCTTGGAATATTTATAAATCATTTATCCATAATATTCTTAAGAAGAGTTTTTATCTCATTCATATCCTTTTTCAAAGAATCCAAATCACCACGCATTTTATCAAATTTCATTTTTTCCTCATATTTTTTCTGAGAAACTTTTAAAAATTTATCAAATTCACTTTTATTTCTACTAATGATTGCATTAGATGATGTATCCCTAACAAGAGATACGTCAGAATCAACCTTTAAATATTGCTCCATTATTCTACTTCAAATGATCTTAGTGCTATTGACCTAAAGTTTTTAATTCTAGGTGGTTTAGCTTGATTAGTTGATATTAACACAACCTTTATCATAAAGGCATTAAACTGTGCAGTATTTTCGGCAGTAAATTTATACTCACTAAATCCATCACGAGATGAATTTGATTCAACTATCTTGTCAGAAGATCCATCACCATTGAATGGAATATAAGTTCTATTTTTAGGATCAGAGTCGGATCTGAATAATTTGTAAAATACTCTTATATCTCCCTCTGCTTCTCGATGACCATCAAATTGAACAAATAGAGAGTTTGAAACAAATTCTAAATTTATTATTTTAGTTTCATAAATTGCAGTATTTGGATCTAATCCAGAAAGTCTGGGTCTATTATCTTCTTCAAAATTACTTACATTACTATCAACTAAATTACTAATTGCAATTACATTTAAAGTATCTAAATCAACCACAGGAGATACATCCTCTTGTATTGTGTTTAATGTTAATTCTAATCCAAAAGATTTTTGATTACTCAAAATACCAGACTCATTAACTTTAGAAGCAATAAGTCTTGGACTATCAAGATAGTTTAACTTATTCAAAGCAATATTTTCATATCCTAAATCAGTAAATGATGCTTCATTACCACTTATACTAGTACCAGATGTTGTTTTAATTCTTGCAGTTACATCAGTTCCAGTTGGAGTCATGCTTGTAATTCTTGGATCAACTACTTCAAATGGAATGTTTTGTGAAATATGAAGTTCTGAACCTCCACCAACTTTTGTAGTATTAAATGAAATATCTGTAGGTGTGTTTGGAATTTTAACATGGTAACTATCAAAAGTTTTTTCTCTAGGATCTATATCATGTTCTTTATTAATTTTAGTTAATGATACACCATTAAATTCGTATTTGTAAACTAGTGCATTTTCAGAATGATTTGATTTAAGACTAGAATCAACACCCCTCTTCAAGTCAGTTAGGTCATTACCAGAAATTGAGTTGTATGCAATAATTTCTTTATCAATTAAAATAAATCCACTGGTTCCTATACCAACACTCGCACTTTCAAAATTAGTAAACCCAATTCCACTTGAAATTGATATTGTGTTTGTATCATCATCTATTTTCTGAGATAATGTCACTGGTGTTGTATCTGGATGGAAATTAGAAACTCTTAATTTATTTGTACTTGAATGCATACCATGATTTCTATGATCAAATTTAAGAGTGCGTCCATCTCTTATTGAGTCCTCATTCACTGAAATAACATCATTTATTGCAATAGTATCAACTTGACCAGTGTTTCTTGTATGTAAGATAGCTTGAGTCGATACAAAATTATCCTTAACATCATCAAGATCAAAGAAATCTACACCTACAATACTACTTGTATTTGTAACTACAAATTGAGCTCCAGACCCAGTTTCACCAATTTTATTTGCTACCAATAAATCATTTGCAGAGTAACCTTTACCTTGTTCAGTTCCAGCTGGAATCGTCACATTTCCTGCGGTAATTGCACCACCTGAAACAACTATATTAACCACTGCACCCTCACCTTTACCAGTTAAACTAGAAAGAGGGACACCATTAAAAGTTCCATCAGTTAATCCAATACCAGTATTTGAAACCACTGTTAATTTACTAGTGCCATCGGCAAGTTTTCCACCAATTTTAGATATTCTACCTGTATTAGTAAAGTTATTAACTATTTGAGTTACTTTATCTCCAAGATTCCAATGTCCAGTATTAGCATCATTAGTAATGTTAATTGATACTCGTTTTGAAAATCCAATAACAGGATTAGTTTTTTGAATTTTCTGTAAAGGTAATTCTTGATTGTATAGTAAAATACTAGATGGTGTATTTGTGACAAATTTTGCTTTATTAAGTTTGAACTTAAGATCTTCAAATTGACTTGGATCCCAAGTTGAACTATTTTGAGATTTAAATAATGATCCCAAATATGGTTGTTGATTACTTACTGATTGTAAAATTAAATCCTCTTCACCCATTCTAGTAATAAATGTATTATATTTCTCGGTAGGTGCGATCAAAACTATACAATATTCATATCCACTTTGTAAATAAACTGGAGTATTAAATTTAAATGAGGTTGCTGCACTAGAATCTTCAGATAAATTGACATCTTCTGGTTCTATTTGAGTTGTACCAAAAGGTAAAATAGTAGTTGTTGGTGATCCATCTCTCATTGTTCTTAACTGAACAGTTACTGGAACATTATTATCTTTGGTTCTGAAATATAATTCCCCTCCAGTGATAAAAATACCATCCTGATATTGATCTCTCTCCACTAAGAAAGATTGTGCAAGAGGGTCATACCAACCAGTATCGTGTATATTTGTTCTTGTTTCTTCTTCCTCCCTTATTCTATTGAATAATCTAGATATTGGTTGATCAGATCCAATTTGTTTTCTTTCAATATTTGGCGATCTTATTGAAAGTGTTTGTTCTTGTGTGTTTGTTTGATAACCATTAGCTAAATATTCTGCTTCAGCTGAACTTTCTCCTGGTAACATTTGATTTGAGTTAGTTTCACTTGTAGTAAGTCTAATTGTATTATTACCAGTTGAAAATAGAGGATTACCAGCATTTTTAGGATCAGGGATATGTAATGAAAATATCAATTCTCCCTTTTCATTTGTAACTAAGGATAGATCACCCACTGTTGCTTCTGCATCACCATCTTTATTAACTAATTTCATTCCTTTTTTGACCCATCCCAAATGATCAACAGCCGTGTGGAATGCTAAACCACCAGTATCTACATTTAAAATTGTGCTTGTACTTGAATATACATCAGATAATGGTGTTCTATCATAAGGTTCAGTTGCATAAGTTGCAGTTGCATCATTATATGGGCCAAATTTATGGTTTGCAGATGCGACTCTGAATAAAATACTAGCAGTTGCTGATCCAGCTGGATTTGTGCTCTCTACAATATCATTTGTTGCAAAAGTTCCTCTATCCATAGTGATTGGAAGAAGTTTTGGTACAGCATACGCTGTCATATCTGTGTTTTCCATAAACACGTAATATCTTGTATTCGGTTTTAATCTTTTACCAACAACTTCAATATTTCTAGATCTTAGATTATATAAAACATCTACTCCAACAACTTTATTACCTAAATCAATCACTTGATCATTTGGAGTTAATTCAAGACCAAATGTTTTTTCAATACCTGTTTCTTCAAATGTTTGCTCAATTGTGTTTAATAATTCTGTAGTTGTGGTTGTAATTTGTCTTTGTCCATTTCCAGTTAAATGTTCTACATCTGTATTTTCTGAAATGATAGTTGATCCGATTAATTCTTCACCTACAAGAGCAGCACTATCTTTACCGTTCCAAGTTTGCTCATGGGAATTCCAGAAACTTGATGCCATACCACCATTTTCACGTTGTTCCTCTGGAACTCCTAACAATTGTGCCATTGCATTATATGCAGAGTCAATTTTGAAAATATCTGGTGCTCCTAATGGAACTTCTTCAATCCAAAAATCAGATTCTGGATTTAATTCAATAGAACCTGCATAGAGAGCTATATGGAAAGGATTAAGATTTTCTGTAGTTGTTGCAAATGGTTGAGATAAAAATTCAACTTCAGTATAATCTAACGTTAGTGCTGGCCCACCTCTTTTGAGATTTCCATCAACAAAATCTTCTGTCCATCTATAGTCAGTTGTCACTGGGTTAGAAATTGTGCTCTTAGTTTCATAAATTAATCCAACATTTCTTTCTGTAGATCTTGGTCTACACTCACTTTTTTCAAGATCAATATCAAATTTAGAATCACCTGTTAAATTATGAGATACATGATTTCTAAAATTATCTACAAAGAAACCTGACTTAAATTTATCCAATCCAGTGTTTGGATCCTTTATTGATAAGTTTTTAGTATCAGTTTCAAGAAGAGATAAAGTTGTATAATTTTCAAGATTTTTAATTCTATGTTCAAGACCACCAATATCTTTCATGGTATATCTTTTATGTGGTATTGTTTTTATAATTACCTCTTGATTAGCATTACGAACGTATGGTGGATATGAAATAGATGCAACTTCAAAAGCTTCTTCATTTGGTAAAGGTAATCTGGGAGTTCTTGCAGATTTTCCTTCCTTTACTGTAAATATTCCATCTTTTGTTAAGTATAATCTATCAATTCTTCCCTGATAATATGAATAATCAACTACTACACTTTTGTTAGATACTATCGATTCAGATCGAGAACTATTAAAAGATCTAGAAGCATATGAAAATGGTGAATTACTACCACCAGTATATGGTGCAACTCTAGGTCTAAAATCTATAAAATCAGAAGCATATCTATCAAAAACAAATGGTATATCTTTAGAATAGTTAAGTGTAACATAACTATTAACTGTTTCAACATTTCCTGTGGATTCATTATTTAATAATTTGTCAAAAACAATTTTTAACTTACGAGTTGGATTTTCTGTATTTTCTTTTCTTACAATTCTAGAAAAATCTGCAAATTCTAATCTTTGCCCATCATCTAAAGTGTAGTTATCTTTTATATTTCTACTACCAGGAACTAATGTAGTTATTGTGGCTAGTATCCCAGAGGTTCTCAGAGTGATGTTTTCACCAATTTCAAATGTAACATCATTTTCATAAACAAAAGATAACTGAGTTGCTCCTACCACCACTACACGGGCAACTGCACCTGATCTATTACCTATAAATTGCTCTCCTACTAATACATTATTAGTAAATGTATCACTTTGATTACTAACTCCAATTGTTGGTAAAGTAGGATCTAACTTACTATCAGACTCAAGCACTGCTAATACACGAGTTGCTTCAGGAACATTTAAAGATATTTCATTATCTTGAACTCTTGTTCCATAAACATTACTTACAGTTAATCCATCATTTTTTGTAAGAGTTGTAATACCAGATGAGGCATCACTAGAATTAACTACATCTACAACATTGCATCTTACAAGAGATTTTTCTTTTGAAGATATTGAGGTTCTTTTCACTGCAGCAGTTAGCACAGCAGATGTATTATTACCACCTGCTACAGATAAACCAGAAATTGTAACTGTTTTTCCTCCCGTATCTACGTTAACCATTGGAGCAAAAAGTTCTTCAACTTTACCAAAATCTGAACTGGTTTGAAGTTCTAGAGTATAATTTGATGATGTAAATGGTTCAAAAAATAAATCAGTAGTATCTCCACTACTCATATCACTAATATTAAAAGTGACAGTCGCATTAGAGAAATTAGTTTTTGTGCCTTGTTTTCTTGTAATATATGAACTATCTAAAGTATTCATTGAAGAAATAAATCTATCTGCTAATTTAATTCTAAAACCAGGATCATCTCCTCTAGTTAAAGTTGGAATACGAATAAGCAAATCAGTTGGTGAAGATCCTGTAATGAAAGCTTTAGTAACTCCAGTAACATCTGGTACGTTAATGATTTGAAAATCTGTCCCACCAACACCTATCCCATTTACTCTCACTAAACGAGGAGCACCAACACCATTAGTATCAGTAAAACTAAGGACATCATTTTCTTTTACAACTGATCTAAAATCTTGAACCGCAGCACCACTAATAGTTGCAATACCAGTATTTGAATCTGCAGCAGTTATCTTAAATTCTACTGCTGTTTTAAATATTTGTTTCTCACGATCCAATAAAGTATCAGCAGCAAATGTTGTATTTCCAGATCCGATACCATCGGAACTATGCACTGCTTTGATATCCTCAAAACTATTATCTACAATTGCTGTAATATTATTACCAGATTCATTTCCATTGATAATTAAAGGTTCATTAAGTTGAAAATCTCCAGTTACATCACGAAGAGACAATGAATTTCCACTATTTTTTGCTTCTACCGCATATCCCACAGATCCACTAAATTTACCTTTAACATGTGCATCTGCAGGTATTTGAATACTAGTTGCTGAAAAATTATTTGCTACTGTTAAAACAGTGTAAAGTTGAAGATCATAAAATTTTAAATCAAAAGAACTAACTGCAACACCAACAGCAGTTTTTCTACTATAATCAAAGGATCTAGCATCTCCAATTATAATATTATTGCCAATTAAAGCATGATCAGCAGAAACACTCTTTTGAGCATCTAATCTCCTACTTAGAAGTTTAAATTTAGCATTATTTGAAAACCCAACTGTTGGTGATCCGACAACATTCGTAATTGTTAGTGAATTTCCTATTCTAATTGGAACACTTTGATTTTCTACTAATTTTGTTTCTCTTGGTTTAAATACGTCGATAGATGATGTTGAAAATTTATCAACTTCATATCCTCTTACATATGCTTTTCCTGAAGAAACTTGCAAACTTATAATATCATCTGATGGTGTGTTTCCATTTTGTGTTTTTTGTGTATCAAAATATATTCCTCTATTACCTAATCTATCATTAAGTGATTCTCTTACGTTAACTGAAAATGGTCTGATATAATAATCACCAGATTCATCATAAGTTCTTCTTGCTAACTCTCTTGCAAATATATTATATTCGGTTTTTGTCACCATTTCTCTGACAATACCAGATTCAACTCGTAAAAGTTCAACAAAGTTTAAATCTTCAATATCATCTAGAGATTTTTTGTGTAAAGTTGTTGAAAATCTAAATCTATCAGCACCTGGAGCAGCCTCATTAGAAAATCCCTTTGCATTATCATACAAATCAGAATTAACTGATGATGGCCCTATTGTTTCTTCTTTTAGTAAAAATCCTACTCTATAACTAGGTAAATTGCTATATTGGTCTAAAATTACTGTTGATGCATTTGTTTTTACAAAAAATCCACGTATAAAATAAACACCTTCATTTACTGAAAATGATGATCCAGTTGCAGTTGATCCAGAAACAATAGTTCTTGCAAACTGACTGTTTGTTGATATACTTGTGTTTAAATAATTAATTGTAGATAGAGTTATTAAGTTTTCACCATCTTGAAATACTTTAGATGTTCCATTTGAACCAGATTTTGTATATTTTACATATAAAGTATCAAATCCGTCAATTGATTCTTGTGCAGTTATTCTATTAACTACAGTTGCCTCGACACCAGATGTTTCTCCCCTTATTTCTATTTTATTATCCGCTAAAAATTTAGTATATACATTAACTGGAATATTTAAAAAATTAGGATCAATTTTAACCGCAAAATACCTATCATCATAAAAAGTACCACCTGGTATAATCATTGACCCTTCTTTAAAGAAGTGTTGCCCAAATTTTTCAATTTGATTTTGAAGGATTGATTGTAATGTAGTTAATTCTCTTGCTTGTACTGGAAAACCAGGTTTAAATAAAACCTTGTGATAGTTTTTACTATCTACAAAATCATCAAAATATGGTGAAACGTTTAAATTGGTATTTTGAGGCATCGGTTTAGAACTCTATAACTATTTTTACTTCTTCTTTTTGTGAAGATGTTCTTGTTACTGGTGCTCTGTTATCAATGTATATGATATCACCAGAATATTTTTTAATGTCTGGAGCAGCAACTCCACTGACAAACTGTTGTCCTAAGTTAATATTTCTAGAACCAAGTGACAATGTTTGTCCATTAAATGTAGTATCAACAATGGGATCGACAGCATTACTAGTATTTTTTATTGGTGGATTGGTACCATCGGTATCCTCACCAATAAATTGAAGTTGTTTAAATGAATAATCAGATCTTGTTGAAAAACCAACTGGTTGATAGTACCTCAATACTTGAGTGTTTTCGTCCCAACTAGCTACAAGACCAACTGCGGTTCCAGCGTTAGAAACTTGTGTGATTACCTCATTTTCAGTAAATGAATATGTACTAACTCCAACTGCTTTTAATTTTAATGCTCTTAAATTAGTGGCAGTCGTACTATTTAGAAGTTCAATTGAATCGTGTTTGATTGGATTTCTAACTATTCCTACACGAGAAAAATTATTTTGAGTAACATAGTCAGCACCATCATCAATACTATTATCAAATTTAGAATAAAGCATCACTCTGTAAGCACCAAGTTCTCGATAAACATCAGCACCATGACCACCTTTTGGTGGAATAATAACCTCAAAACTAGCAGTTCCATCACCAATATTTAATTTTTTTGCAGGATTGTTACCTTGTGGATATTCTTTTTCATTAACAAATTCTACCGATCCATAAGTGTACCCAGAACCACCTGAAGATATTTCAACTTTTGTAATTTTAGTTTGACTAACGGTAACTAGCACTTCTCCACCAGTTCCATCACCAGATATTGGAAGTAAAATTGTTCCATCAGCATCATCTATTTTAATACTATTTCCAAAATTTGTAACTAATACTGCTTCAATTTTTCCATCTATAGCAGCATCTTTTATATTTTTTGTTGTTACATCACCCCACTCTTTTGGTAAAGGTATATACTTATCAGTAACAAATTTAACTATGTCAGATGGTGATATGGTAAAAAGATATTTCCATTGGTAACCATCAGAACCAATTATAGGAACATTTGTTGAAATATGAGTGGGTTCAATTTTTGATGGTTTTCCTTTTTTATTATCTGCGTCTTGTCCATTATTAATACAAACATACACCTTAAACTCTGATGTAAGTATAAAATAATTGGATGGATAAAGTGATGTGGATTTTGTTTGGGGACTTATACTTTCTTGTGTATAATTATTTTTATACATCTCATAGATGGTCTCATTTTGCCAATTTAATCTATGAACAACTCTTCTTACGTCATCTGGAGTTACTTTCTTTAAAAATAACATACTGTCGTAGAATCTATTCTCTTGACTAAAAGAATCTGTAGGATTTGGTGTTTCACTCAACCATCTTATATTTCCATATTCTGGAACACCAGTATAAGTAGGATTTGGGTGTCCTAAAAACGTATAATAATTGTTATTTCCAGTTGTACCAATACCTACAAAACTGTCTATAAAAGTTTCTGCGTTTAAAATTCGATATTGGTCAGTGATTATTGCTGGCATTGATATCTATGATTTTTGATTATTTATACCTGTTGTTAATATTTTGTTTTTAGACCAAATGTTCTTATCACTTGGGCAGAGGTGTTTATACCTGAAATACCATTTTGATTATGGAAAGTGAATGATTTCGACTTATTATTTCTGGAAACATTAACAAATCCCCAACTGTAATTACCTAGAGTATGGTAAGATGGAGAACTTGATGTAATTATTCCAGAAATTGATAAAACATTGGAAAATACTCTAACTGTAGATGAACCTATTGATACTATATCTTCAGCAAAATAAACATTATCTAAGAAATTAGTTCCTACACCGATTATTTCTGGCCCAGATGTGGTGGTTCTAATTCCAGTAACTCCACTAGAATCACTTCCAAAGAATGTATTTTCTATTACAAAATAATCGCCAGTAGAAATACCGCTTATTTCTCTCTCATCATTTTGTATGGCATTCGTATTTTGTGGGTAAATATTAGAACTTGTTCTGATATCAAAAAATATTGCTGGCCCAGATGTGTTTATTCCACTTGTTATAGTGCCAATTCCAATAATATCACCATAGTCACCTTCATAAGTCACACCTTCTATTCGTTCAACTGAAGGTGTTGATCCTAATGATACAATTGTAATATCATTTTGATTTGACTCTAATCCGTCGATCTCATGGAATGACCAACTATCTTTTACATAAATTTTAGTATCTAAAGGAGAAACAGATTTTATAATTCCAGATACTGGTGATATTTTAGGTTCCAGATAATTTCTTTCTTTAGAAATTTTTAAACCATCAATCACCATATCTTCAGTTTGTTTTCTCCATACTGTTGGTCTATCAAATTCAGCATCAGTTGATATACCAACATCATAGTAAGTTTGTGTCTCTAATGTTTTTGCTGCTATTAGTTCATACACTACTCTACTTTCTTGTCCAGATACATCACCAAATGCTTGTAATCTTAGTTTATCACCTGGTTTTATTGTTTCATCAATATTTACTGAGTTAAAATCTTCTGCAGATCCAGTGTAGAAATATACCTTACAGGTACTTCCCTTTCTAGGTGCCTCTCTAAATGTAAATCTAGTACCACTGGTAAATAAGTAGTCAACACCTGGTTTTTGTAAAATATCATTAACAAAAATTAAGAAATTATTTTGTAATATAATTCCAGACCCTTCTTTTGCAACAACACTATAATATTCTGTAGTTTCTAGTGATCTTGTTATTAGGAATGTTTTTCTAAACCCGTTAAACTGTGGAGCAAAACTATCAAGTTCAATTAATTGACCAAAACACCATCCAGCAAACTTATCTTGGAATTTATTTCTAACAGTTACCTTAAATGTTGTTGTTGCAGTTCCTGTTTGGAATGGTATAGATGTCAATTCTAAAACGTCTCCAATTTCGTAACCTATACCACGATTTGTCATATCAAACGATATTATACTACCACCAGTTCCTACTACAACGTCTATTTCAGCACCAGATCCTGTTTGTGTTGGTGATCCTCCGACATATGTTAATGGAAGATTTTTATAGGGACTTGGAGGTTCTACAGTAACAAAACTTAAACCTGTTGAAATTCCTGTAGGAGGATAACCACTACCTCCATTATTGATAACAACTGAGGTTACTACTCCTGCAGTAACGAAAGCTGAAATTGCTGCTCCCACTCCACTAGTAGAATCTATTGAAACTAATGGATCATTTAAGTATCCTGCACCACCAGTTATAATTCCAACAGATTGAACAGTTCCTAATCCTGAAACAACAGCACTAAGTAAAGCTGTTCTTGGAGATTGATATCCACTTCCAATTCCAACATCAAATTCATTTATAATACCACCTCTAGGTAAATCTTTATTACCACTTGTTCCTGTAAAATCAACAGTTTGACCAGTTCCGACTAATTGGTAATCTGAAGAAGATAATGTTCCTGCACTTTCTTGACTGTTTAAGAAAGGTTTTTGGAAAATATTATTGATCAAGAAAGCACCAAAAGATGATTGAATACCTATCACTTGTTGCCCATTTGTGCTTAAATTAAATTTATCGGTAGAACCGTCAAATCTATCAGATATGTCATCAATAATTGCATTAGTTGAATAATCTAACCTATAATATGCTCTTCCAGAAAATGATGAAAATGTAGTTATTCCAGATATTCCAGTTGGCCCGTATGGTGCTTCGGTAAAGTAAATTACTCCCTCTTTAATTCTATAATCACCTTTTAATACTGTTATTCCTGCACCAACTGTATGTGCAGTGGCAACAGTTCCCATTTGACCTCTCTCAACACTTAAAGAATTAGTTGATCCTACTCCAACAAGATTAACTTTTAATATTTCATCCTCTATCCTTAAAAGTGATTTTCCAGAAATATCTGAAATATCATTTAAGAAAATAGATGTACTACCTACCCCAACAGTAGTTGCAAGACCAACAGAAATTGCTGTTGTTATTCCAACTGGACTTTGAATAACATTATCAATACTAATCAATGCTCTAATAGAAGAATTTACTGGTGAAGCAGAAAATGAGTGTGTATGTCCAATTCCTGTTCCTCTTGTAAATGAAACTCCAATCCCAGAATTTGCAAAACTAGCAGCAACTGCAACTTTAATTGTATTATTATCCTCTCTTATTGCAAAAACAGTGGATGGTAATAAATTAGTTAAACCTATACCTGTAACGCTAGTAGTTGCTATTCCTATAGGTTGATTATTAAAAGGTTTATAAGTTAATTCTTCGCCAGTATTAAATTGATGATTAGGTATTTGAATATTATGAGATGTAGTAGTATTGACACCAGTGGCAGGATCAAATGTTTTATGGAATAGAGATTCACCATTAATTGTTAAATTAAAACTAGATATTCCAATCACTCCTCCACCAATGGTGGTTACTATACCAGTGAATTGAGGACTAATATCATCAATTAATAAAACTTTATTTGTAACTGATTCATTATAGTCTGTTAAAATTTTAGAATTAAAGGTAACTAGTTTTGATAAATTGGGATCATCAGTGTTTTCAGAAACTAAATCATAACTGTATTCTTCGTGAACTGAAGCTTCATTTTCAATATTAACATTTAAACCAAGTGATGCATCTGACTTTAATGTTTGCTTACCTTCTGAATGTATTCCCAAATCAGAGAAATTTTTAAATCCAGAAATATGTGCAAGACTATCAACAGAATTCTTCCATGTTAAGTAAGGAATCTCACCTTTAATTGAATATGCAAATCTTTGATAGTAATCATTATCATGAAGTTTTTGAATATTTGAATTTAATATTCCAATATTAGTTTTCCAATTATTTTCTTTTTTTGCTGTGCTACTAACGTCTAAATCAAAATCAAATTTAAATTGATTAGTAACTTTTGATTTGCTATTACTGGATGATCCGAAAATATTATCATTTTTTTCAAAATTACCTGTTACATCAAAAACTTTTAATGTTTGTGCCTCTGGATCCCATCCCCTTTCGGCAACTATACCTGAAACATCTTTTCCTGTTACAGTAATTAATTCATTTTCAAAAAATGAAATTTTTTCAAATTCAGGTTTAAAAACTGCTAGATCATCTTTTTTTATAACTCTACCAAAGTTATTATCTTGCTGATAAATTCCTCCAGTGCTTCCTAAACCAACTAAAGAATATGAAACTGTTTCTACACCACCCTCAGTATTAATACCAGTCACTGTAAAGAATTTATAATCATAATCACTAGAATTATATCCGTCTGCATCATTAGTTATTTTAACATTTTCAACGAATATCTCATCTCCTACTTCAAATGGGAAACTACCACCTTGATTATAAAAACCACTGCCCTCTGAAGAGTAATCTGCATTAGGAGCCCTCAATGATAAAGTTACTGTTCCAAAATTATTTGTTTGTGCCTGAGTAACAACAACCCCATTTGAATTTATAGTTGGAATAACTCTTACGTCTTTTGTTAATCCGCTATCATTAGATAAAATATCAACATTTCTAACTGAACTTCCATTTATTGAAGTTCTAGTCACTATATTTGGATTTTCAACAACTATGACTTTTGGTGGAGTAGTATAATTTCTTCCTCCAGATGATATACCAATTGATTTTAAAGTAAATACATTTTTTAATTCTAAAATTACGTTACTATCTGCTTTTGGTTTTAAGGTTTTATCTGGAGAAAATTCACCACCTTGATCTAAAACTCTTGTGCTATTAACAGTTCCAATATCATTACTTTCTATTTTTAAAATTGCATTAGATCCTTGAGTTGATGCTATTGAGGTCAAAATTGGTAACTTTGTAGATTCGAATCCACGATTTAAGATATCTATTTTAAAAATTCCACCGATTTCTCCTGTGGATTTTGTAGAGTAAAATGCTGATGATAATCCAGATGATTGGTATAAATTAGTTTCTGCAATTCCTGTAGGATTAAACTCAATAGTCGTTGTTCCTATTCCTACAACCTTAAATGGATTATTAAATTCTGAATCTAAAATAACAATCTCAGAATTATTTGGAACATCATCATTTACAAAATTTGATAATGTTTTTGTAAAATTATCTTCTCTTCCTTGGATTCTATAATAAAATTTACTTGGTAAAGGACTTCCAACAGAAATAATTGTTTTAGTTTCACTATCACCATCACCATTAATACCAGATCTTGAAATTAAATTGTTAGTTAATTGTGATATGAAATTTTCATCAGTATAAAAATCTATATCAAAATCAGTTAAACTTGAATCTGAAGTTAAAAATTCTATTTTATTATTTTTATAAAATTTAAGTTTTGGATTTATTTTTGATATTTGATGAGTAGGTGCACCAGTTGTTCCAATTCCAATATAATTGTAAGGTGTCACTATTAAATCACTAGCATTTTCAGCTAATCTTATCGTATCTATAGAGTCTTTTATTACATAATAAACACCATTATCAACTAAAGGTGTAGCTGGACTTGAAGAATTATAAACAACTACATCTCCAGTTTCAAAATCATGTTCATTAATTGTAATTTTAGATGAGATTGTTCCCACTCCAATATCAGTTGATTCAAATGAAACAGGATTAACAACTAATTTTCTAATTGTTTCATTAAATCTAAAATCAAAAGTTTGTATTCTATCTGATGTAATGTTTAATCTAAATTCATCACCAATTGAAAGACCATGCTGTTGTCCAGTTGTAGTTGAAGTTGAAACAACTACTTTACCATTTACTCTTCTTAATTTTCCTGTTACATTATCACTAAGAGTTTCTATTTTATTATTATCTCCAGCAGTAGTTAATATCTCTTTAAAGAATATATGACTAGTATTAAAACCAACCCTATCTTTTTGAGTGGATAAACCAATATATTCATTGCTTAATTTTACACAGAAAAATGTATCAAATGTTTCTAAATCAAAAGAATTAGATAAATCAATATTTGAAGATCCAATAATAGTAGATCCTAGAGAAACTAAACTAACTTCTTCGCCATTTTCAAAATCATGATTTGGTAAATATATTGCTTTTGGTGGAATTGATTTAAAAATTGTTCCTATACCTGGATTAGTTCCTACCCTTCCAACAGCAACTTTAGTAACGGTAGTTCCAATTCCAACTGATTTTAATCCTTCAAAATATTTTACTTTTGGTAAATCAAAGTTTTTACTCACCAAAGTTTTTTCAATTGGGTATGTAAATTTAGTTTCTAATCTAGTTACTATAGATCCAGAGTTATGAGCACTAGGAAATGTAGAATTATGCCCTCTTATTACTCTATGACGATTATTTACATCATCATGATCAATAATTAAAAGTTGTTCAGATCCTATTTGTATTACATCATTTATTTTAAATTTTCTACTTAAAGTAGAATCAAAAAATGATACAAATGTAGTTATCCCAACATCTGATGTGTCTATATTTTCTGTAGTAGCTGATGTAAGGGTCTCTACACTAATTGTTCTTATACCTTCTATATCTTTATAAAGAGTTGATGAAATTCCTGTAATTTCAACAATATTACCAGAGGAAAGTCCGTGAGGAATAGTTGACAATCCAGTGATTTCATTATCAATTATTGAAAACTTTAAATTATCAACAATTGTATTTGTTGTTCCAACTGAAACTATAGATTTTCCTAAAATTTCACTAACTCTAGCTGTTATAGTCGGATCATTAAATTTTAATTGGTCACCAACTTTATAATTTGTTCCAGATTCTTCAATTTCTATATTTTTTATATTTGATGATTTAATTCCATCAACTTTAAGTAAAACATCTGAATTTATGGAATCAGATAAAAGAGGGTATCTTCTTGTTTTTTCATTTATTCCTAAATGGGTAACATTTCTTTTATAATCACCACTGTTTAATACAGTATCAGACTGTGTTTTAAATAAATCATAATTAAAATCATCTGTTTCATTTCTATGCAACAATGTAGTGTATGGAAAAACAGGTTTTAAAATAGTATTATCAATAGTAGTAAAATAAGCATAAGTTCCATTTGGAAAATCATTATTAATTACAAATTTGCCATTATATTCATCCAAATCACCTTTAGAATTATATACGTAATCATTAGTAAAATAACCAAAAGGATAATTTGATTGTGGAGGTCTTATGGTAAAATCTGTTATAACATCTAACTCATAACTAGATTGCATAAATGTAAGACCTATTCCAGTGCTTTTGACACTAATTGGCCCATAAATTGGGTTGCCATCGTATGCCCATCCAATTATTTTTGAATGTTCAGTTACAGAATTATCATCATTTAAATATTCTCTATATTTTTGTGGAGGATAAAATGAACAAACTTTATTTCCTGCATTTGGATAATTTGATTTTTCTTGAATCATTTCCAAATTATCACTATTTAAAACAGCATCATGTCTTTGAACTGCGTTTATATTCCATTCAAATATGTCAGCCTTATATAAATCATCTTTTCCTGCAGGAACTACATTAATTATTGTATTAAATTTATCATATCCAGCACCTTGATTAATTATCTTAACACCTATTATTTTACCCTCAGATACTCCTGTTCCAACTATAGATCTCAATTTAGCAAATTCGCCAATTGTACCTCCAACTCCAACCACCTCTAATTCAGGTGGAGTTGTATAATTTTTACCTGGATTACTTACAATTACATTAGTTATTTTTCCATCTATTATTACTGGTGATAAAGATGCATCACTTCCAGTTAGTAAAGATATTACTGGTTGTTTTTCATAATTTATTATATTACTTACTCCATATCCAACACCACCATTTCTTATAAAAACGTTAGAAATACTACCCTTAACTAATACTTCAGCTGAAGCTTTATAATAATCTGGAGTAATATTTGTATTTCCAATTGAAACTGTGTTACTAATTTCTACTTTGATATCTGGATATTTAAATACATGAGTACCAACACCAACACTAGAAATATTTTCAAATATTTTTTTATCAAAATTTAAACTTGTGATGGTAGATATTGTTCCAGCATCACTTAGTTTAAATTTATTTTCATCAAGAATAGTAACTTTGTAAAGTTTAGATGTTGATAATCCAGAAATTTCAGTTCCAGTGCATGTATATTCTACATTATCACCATTTTTAAAATTATGATTCTTTGCATAGATGTAATTATTAAAAGTGTTTATCCCTACAAAGGTTCTAAATACATCTTTTTTACTTGATGGTGGATATTCTTGAGATAGTATTGATACTCTTTTATTACTATAGGAAGAACCAGCATTTAGAATACTAATTCTGTCAATTTTTTTTCTTATCTTTTTAGAAGTGAAAATATGTGAGTTTGTTCCAAATTGTAAAAATTCTATTAAATTAGATTTATTTAAAGCATTATTTTTATTAATTGCAAGACTAAAAGAATTTTCATCTATTTTTGCTACAAAATATGATGTATTTGATGATAGTAAATCTGTAGTAAAACCAACATTTACACCAGTGTTAATACCTATTGGATTTCCAGTAGTAGAGTATGTTACCTCTTCACCATCAGAAAATCTATGCTCACCCAAAAATTTATTATTTGATATATCAATATCGTTTCCTATAAATGATTTCGAGTAAGTATATCCTCTCATTTTTGCTTCACAGACAGCACCAGACCCATTACCCCCAGTTATTGTAACTACTGGTGTCTCTGGATAATCAAATCCTGCAGTATTTAAAAATACTTCTTCAATTTTTCCAGAAAAATTAACAAAAGATATGCAACCACTACCAGTATCGTCTGTTATTGATATTGATGGTGGATTTGCAACATTGAATTGTGAACCAGAATTTGCGACATTTATGTGATTAATTTGTCCATAATAAACAGAATCATTAGAAATTGGAGAGTGTAATTCAATTCCATTTAATGTTACACCAATCGCACCTTTTATTTTTTTATTTTTAGTATTTAAGTTAAAGAGACTAGCTTCTTCAATTTTTGGAGTTCTGAATATTCTTTTAAAATTATTTTGATTTTTTAATTTACCACCATCATATAATTTTGCTGGTTTGATTATATGATTTAAAGTTTTGATTTCTCCTTCTTCACCAGTATATTTTACTATTTCAATTTTATTGTTATATAAATTAGGAAGACTTGCAGATAATCTAATATTATCAGTATCTACAACATTTACATAGTAATATCCAGTGCTCACTCCAGAGACACCATGTCGTGCAGTTGATCCAATACCTGTTGTATTTAAAGTAAGATGAACTCTTTCTCCATTTACAAAATTATGATCATTTATATTAATTGGGTCTAAAATTTGATCACCTGTTCCTAAACCAACAAAGGAAAAAGTTTGAGATCTATCAGTTACATTAGTGATATCACCTAAAGATTCTCCACTACCACTTGAAAAAGAAGGATATCCAGAAAAAGATACATAAGTATTTTTTTCGTTATCTAAAAAAGTATTTTGAATATTAGATAACAAAGATTCAATACCAAAATTATTAGATGCATAAGTTATAATTTTTTTAATTACAAACTCTTTTCCTTCAAGTCCTTGTATTTCTGATGGTGCTGTTATCGATAAATCATTAGCAATAGTATCAATTCTAAAATTAAAAACTGTGGAACTTCCTGTTTGTTTTGGTATAATTGTAATAATATCATTCTTCTTTAAAAAATGAGGTTCTTTAGTTACTAAAAATCCTTGACTAACTTGAGCATCAATATAGGATAGATTATTATAAAACCAAGTATTAAATTTCTTATCATCTAATTCAACTTTCTCACCAAGATGTTTAACTCTAATTGAATCGCCATCATCAAAATATTTTGTGGTATTTTTATTATCAGAAGCTTCTGATATTGATCCTACAAGTCGCATCTGACAAATTTTAGTTAAATCATTATCCTCATATCCATATAAAGAATTACCGTCAATTATTAAATCAGATTCTACTAATACAGTCGTAATTCCAACACATCCAAAAAATTGATTACTAGATTTTGAAGTATATGTTGCTTTTCGATAAATGTTATCAGCATCTTTATAGAAAAAATTACCATCTTCTCCAAATCCAATTGTAGAGTCTACTGTAATGACTTCAGTTGTAGATCCAGCCCCTACTACCTTTGTTTTTGATGGTACTGTAAAACTATTAGTTATGGTATCCTTTGAAAAAGATATTTTATAGTATTTTTTATTTTCTATAAACTTAAACTCAACATTTGATACTGAACCAGTAGCAGTGGGATTAATAAATGAATTTTCATATATTGTTAATCCAATTAATTTTGTTGGATCACCGACTAATGTTTCAACTATAATATCATCTGTTACATCCCAGTCAGCTTCAGATGGCATTATAGTATAATCAAAAGGTTTTATCACATCAACCTGTTTTCCAAATAAAATTTGAAAAAGTATTTTTAATGATGTATCAGTTCCTTTTGAACCATAAAAATCTCTAGCTCTCGATAAAATATTTTCTACATTTAAACCATTTGTAAATTGTTTTTCTTCTAGTCCAACTAAAAACTGACGTTTAAATTTTTTATAAAATTCTGATATAAAAATAAAACCTAAATTGATAATTACTGTATTTGCATCATGTGAATTTGCTTCTGTTTCACTAAATGTTAAAAATTCAGGATTACCTACTGATTTAATATTCGATATACCACTAAAACCACGAACACATCCCAAAAATGATGTAGATGTTTTACTAGTATATGTAATTATTTCATCATTAATTTTTAAAAGTCCATATTTGTCTGGAAACCCTTCAGTTGTGCTTACATCAATAACATCATCAAATGCAAAAATATCATTTGTTAAAGTAATTGGAGATATGGGTTTAGTTGAATTTGGTAAAGTTACCGTTTGGTTTTCAACTAAAGAAATATTTGATAAAGTTGATATTTCTTTAAAAGATGGTAAATTTTCAGATAGGTATGTAGATCCATACTCACGTTCCTCAGATTCATAGTATTGAGTTAGAAATTCTTTAAATAAAGGATTATCTGCTTGTATAAAATCTGGTATTAGGGTACCAAGAATATTTGAAATTTTAACTTTTTTATCAGACATTTCTTATCTTGTATATTTTTTGTTGCTGATGAAACTAGATGGTGCAACATACTTAGTTGCTGATCTATTGGAACCTGAAACTATCACATCCTCTAGTAAATTTAACTTACTGTTTCCCTTAGTATCTAGCACTATGTAAAGATTCTCTTTTGCGACAATATCATTAGATTCTGGAGTAACTTCAATTTCAATTCGATTATTTAGGTTTGATGATGTAAATGTTACTGGAAATAAATTTATTTCACCCTTTAAGTAATCAATTGTTCCAGCGTTTTGATTAACATAGTTAATAATTCCATTTTCAATGTTAAAAAATTTGACTGTTCCTGTTGCCTGATCAGAATTTGGAAAATCAGTCAAATATAAATCACCATCAACTCCACTTATTTTAAATGCAGATGAACGAACGTTAAATCCTTCTAAATCGGCATGAAATTGATTTCCATAACAAACTTCGTATGTGGCAAGTTGATTAAACAGAGGAACTAAGTTTCTTCTCATAACAATAGTTGTGATATTTGAAGTTATTCCAGTATCAACTCCATCAATAACAGATAATAATTTACTATACTTTAATCTTCCACCAAAAGAGTTAATATCTGCAGACTTACCGTATGTTTCAATTGCTGAAGCAATTCTGGACTGTAAATTTAGTTTATCTGAGATAAAACCAGTATCATATGAGACCGTTGTGTTGTATTCAACGTACAAATACATTAAATCTAGAAATTCTTGTTTAATTCCTGCAACTGTGTATTTTTTTAAATCATTCTTAATTGAATCCTTAGTTACAGCAGATAAAAATTCTCCATTTTTTGGTTTAACGGTAATATAAACCTTACCAAACTCAGGTGGATCAAGTTCCTCACCACCATACGCAGTTACTGACTCAACATTTGGATACAAAAACGGAATTAAACTCGTATAATCATTGGGTGTAACTGCTCTATACTGCGATGCATAGACTCTTGGAGCAAGATATTTGATATTGTCTATAGATTCTATCGAATCTCCGTTTTCTGATGGTTGTAGAGTGCTTATAGTGGATATATTACTTCTAATTTGTTTAGTACCACCATCAAAGTATGTTAATCTTCCAGAAAAACTAAAATTACTTGCATTATTACCATCTTTTCCATTTGTGGTAATGTAACTTACTGTAATTATTGCTCCATTTTTTGGTTTTCGACCTAAAATATTGTCACCAAACATGATTTGGTATCTTTCATCGGAAACTTCTTGAACTAAAAACAATCTTGAAGTAGAGTCAACGTCAAATATGTTAGTAAATTGATTATAAGCTAATGATTGACCATTTTCACTAACTTGAACACGAATTGAAGAGGTGTCTATGTTCTGATTTGGAAGAATAAACCTTTGATTTGTTTGAGAACTATCAACTTTAAAGGTTTTTGTTAAATATGTTCCTTCAAAAATTGAAATATTATCAAAACTAGCAATTCCTGAACTAGATGGACTAATTGATATACTCTCTGGAATCGAAAATATGAAATTTCCACCTTGAATTGATCCTAATGCAACTATACCTGCATTTAATCTTACACTACTTGCGTTTAAACCCGCAATATTGACTGTAAAACTAATTTGTGCAACTGCTGATTTTGTAGATCTTGGCACATACCCTATATTTCTTGCCAGTGAAACAACATTTTCACGTAAAACTGCACTATCAATGAAAGATTCATTGACAGCCATATTAGTATTATATGCAGTTATATAAGAATTATATGCTAAAGTATCAACTAATATGGAGAAATTAGATCCCTCAAAGTCAAAACCAGTAAAGTTTGAGTTAGATCTCAAATAATCTTTAATTTGAGCCCTCAAGGTATTGAAATCAAGGTTAGTGAACTGTGTAAATGACATTATATCCTAGTCGGTTGAAGTAAAAATTCGATATTTTGTGTTGGAAATGGTAATCCTGTGATATCATACTGAATTCTAATCTGTAATTCATTCGAATCTATTAAAGAATCAACAAATACATTTGTTAAATTGATTCTTGGTTCAAAGTTTTCAAGTAAAACAGTGATTTCTCTCTCTAAAAATGATGAAATATCATTCAAATTCGTTTCAAACAACGAATCTTCAATTGATGTACCTAATAATTCGTTAAAAAATCTCTCGTTTATGCGTGTTCGACATAAATTAACAACCGATTTCTTGATTGCATCTTCATTTTTCAGCACAATCACATCATTTGTGACAGGATGCTTCGAAAATGACAAACTAATGTCCTTAAATGCACGAGAAATTTTAACTACCATTCAATTTGATATATTTTTCCTAATATATCTATAAGGGTTTTTAAAGTATTACGTTTATTTATTATCCCTCTTTCAAAAATTCTGGTTTTTTCTCCTCTTCTTCCTTAAAATAGGCATCACCATCATATTCACTAATCAATTTTTTACCAGAATTGGTAAATTCATCGGATTTATCCATTTTAATGACCATTTTTTTCTCCTTGTTGATTTATTTATCCCAATTCTGGTTCGATATCGATACTAACCTCATTTTCTGGTTCAAATGGAAGTCTCTCTTTCCTCTCTTTTGCTGTTTTCCAGAAATAATTCTCTTCAGAACCTAATCCATCACGATCATGACCATTTTCCACCTGATAATACACGGTTGATACCTTAAAATCGGGATTCTTAGGTGTCTCAGGAGTGATACTGTTGTCATATATCCTCATTCTGTTGTTTGGATAGAGACAAAACTGCCCATTATCCAATTCTAAGAGATTATGACTCTTATGTTCAGCAGGCTGTTCACTTGTAGAGTAGTCAATTGCATCTACACTCTCGTGATAGTTATCTAAAGTACAAATATATGTACCTGTCTGTGTTCCAAAGTCTCTTGTATAGACTTCATAGTGCATTGAACCGATAAACTGCTTCTGAACCGCTACGACCCCATAATCCATGCAATTCCAGAATTGAAGGTTATGTAGTGTCATGTCAGGTGTAGGTGTCTCTGGATCCGTTGTGAAGGCAGAGATCGGCAATTTGTCAAACATTGCAGCATACTCTGGTAGATAAGTCTCGAAATAAAAGGCACGACCTGGTATACTTTTGG